AAGACAAAATCAAATTATTCCTGAAAAAGCTCTATGAAAAAATTAAAGGGTAAACAATACAAGATAGCCAGAGCAGCACCCCCAAGGAATAAAATTACTGGGGCTGACTTCAAGGCTCTGAAAAGAAAGAAGAAGGCGTAATGGCAAGGAAAGCAAAAAGCGGAGGTAAGATATGCCCAGAAGGAAAGGCTTGGGCTAGACGCACGTTTGATACTTATCCAAGTGCTTACGCAAACCTTGCTGCCTCAAAGTATTGTAAAGACCCAAATTACGCAAAGAAAGCAAAGGGCGGTAAACGAAAGGGACGCTAGTGGGACAATTACAACAATGGCTAAAACAAAACTGGGTAAGGATAGGTACTGATGGAACTATTAAAGGCTCTTGCGGAACTTCTAAGAATCCAAAAAATCCAGACAGATGCCTACCGAAGCGTAAGGCACTCAGCCTTACGAAAGCTGAACGAGCAGCTACAGCAAGAAAGAAAAAACAGGCTCAAGCAAAAGGAAAAACAGTCGTAGCCAATACACCTAAAGCCAAAGTAAGAACCAAGAAGTAAAGTGAGAAAAGAGCATAAAAGTTCAAAGGGTGGTTTAACGGCAGCAGGACGGGCTTATTTCAAGCGTAAGACTGGAGCCAACCTCAAGCCCCCAGTAACAGAGAAAAACCCCACAGGGAAGCGTCTAGCACGAAAGAAGTCCTTTTGTGCTCGTATGGCTGGAGTAAAGGGTCCGATGAAAGATAAAAAGGGTAGACCAACAAGAAAGGCACTAGCACTAAAACGCTGGAGATGCTAAATGGATAGATACGACAAATACGGAGCAAATGATGACAGAAAACTTCAAGAGATTGACTTGGGGTTTACTGGCTTTAATAACCGCTTGCGTCCAGACCAGCTCAAACCTAGCTTACTTGAGAAGTGCGAAAACGCTAGGCTAGACCGAAATGGACAATGGGAGGTTCGTTTGGGCACACAAATCGTGCTCGCTCCGCTTGCTGTTGGTGGTGTAGTTCTGACCCTTCCCTTTAACGTATTTAACAATTTTACTGTTGCTCAGGCTGACTTCTCAAGAAGCGGAACTGAGCTTACATTCACACAAACCAGTCATGGACTTAGCACGGGCAACGTCCTGACAGTATCTGGGCTCGGAACAGCTGGGGTTTCTCCAAATGGAGCAAGGAGAATCACTAAGGTTGATGATAACAACTTCAAGATAGATGTAACTGGTCTAACAGGCAAGCCAAGCGGTGATGCTACATTTGCTTGTGCACCAATTGAAGAATCCAACGTAAATGCTGTTTATGGTTCTTGTGCATTCTCTGACCCAAACTCTGCCTCAAATGATAGTTATATCATATTGGCAGCCAATGACAGGGCAATTGCGGTCAACATAGAAGACCCCAGCACAAACTACACCCTTAGTTACCCATCCTCCGAAACAGTATCTTCATCTGTTCAGGTAATACAAGCCTTCAACAAGGTCATTATATTCAGGAGGGGAGCTGTAGCATTAGAGGTAGATTTAGCAGCCAACAACATAACGGGGAGCCCCTCGTTTTCATTGGTTGCTAATGGAGACTTCACTCAACCAGTTACAAAAACGGCAACAGTTTTCTCAATTACCAATGGTGTTGCTTCGGTTACAGCCAGCGGTCATAACTTTGAAGTAAGCGATGTAATACGCTTATCGCTTGCTGGTGATTCTGGCTTAGTGGTAAATACTGATTTCAGAGTAGCAAGTGTTGCAGATGCCAACAACTTTACCTTTATTGCGGATGCAGCAGCGGACATAGCAGATGGAAGCGTCAGCACTTATCCCAAGTTTATCGCAAGACAGTCTTCGGATATAGGGTTTATCCATATGCCCACCCCTGAGTTCGGTGAGCTACACCAAGGCAGATTGTTGGTTCCTTACCAGTTTGACCAATCAGGTAGTTCTGGTAGCCCAACAATTACATCAAGAAAGATATTTGATGAAGTCATAGCATCTGATTTGCTTGATAGCGATACCTATGACCCATTTTTTGCTTCTCTGAGATTCAACGCAGGAGCAAGTGACTTTACAGTAGCCATCAAGTCCTTCACAGAGGACTCTGTTTTGGTATTCAACAAAAACAGTATTCACAGAGTTATTGGCACTACTAACATTGGGTCAGCATCATCCCAGATTCTTACAGATGAAATCGGGTGTTTGGCAAGAGATTCAGTAGTGCAAGTTGGTAAGGATATATTCTTCTTATCAGACAATGGCGTATATTCCTTGGAGTTCTTCGATGAGTTCAATCTAAGAGGAACGCAAACCCCGCTGTCTGAATCAATACAGAAGACAATCTCCAGAATCAACCAAGGGCTGGCTAAAAACTCAGTTGCTCAGTATTTCGACAATAGGTATTACATTGCAGTCCCATTGGATGGAGAGGACGGAACCGAGGCTCCGTATAATAACGCCTTACTGGTGTACAACTTCCTTACTCAAGAATGGGAGTCAATAGATAGCGTGAACTCCAGCCCTCAGTTTGAGTACAAAAACTTAATTGTTGCTGGTCTTGGAAATAAGCGTGGATTATTTTGCATCAATTCAGACGGAGGGATTCATCAAATTGCGGGTTCTGAGTCAGCTTTTTCCACAGTTACAAAACAGGGCAAGGATAGGGTAGTAACCCAAATTGGTGGAGATGCTACAGATATTGACATTCAGGGTGTTCTCAAAAGCAGAATGTACACCTTTGGTGACTTAGGCAGAAAGAAGTACAGCAACTTTGATATTCAAGCAGAGGGCGGTGATGTTCAATCTGACTTCTCAATCAAGGTTCAAACAGAAAACATAGACATAGAGCTAGACAACTCTGCTGCGTCCCTTGGCTCCGCTAGTGACTTCTTAGGCAACAAGATACCCATTGACGAAGATGTTGCCATTCGTGGTAGAATAGGTAATTTAAGAGCCTATGGAGCACAATTCCAGATAGAGAACATTGAGGGAAGACCAAGTGTGAAAACTATCAAGACTTCGGCTACTCAAACATTTAGAAGCACCAACCCAGCAACATAATGGCAAGATTTGTAACAGGTAATACTTTTAGCACAAGCGACCAAGTAACAGCAGCAAAGCTAAATAATGCGGTAAACAACGCAGCAATATCTACTGATTCCGTAGATGACTCAACAATTGAACTCAACAGCAATGCCCTCAGAATAAAAGACGGGGGTGTTTCTACAGATAAGCTAGCTACGAGCTCTAGCACAACAACTGGCGTAACCTTTGCCAAGATGCAGCACGTTGCTGCCAATACTGTTTTAGTTAGAGATGCAAACTCAGAGGGAGACATCTCAGCCAAGGCTGTTGCTGATACCCAAATACTTATTGGTGATGGTACTGGTTTTACTGCTGCTGCTCTTAGTGGAGATGCTACAATGACCAACGCTGGTGTTGTGGACATATCTGATGACGTTGCACTAGGAGGAAACCCAACGACAACAACCCAATCAGCTGGAAATGACTCAACACGAATTGCAACTACTGCTTTCGTGACGGCTGCCGTTACCGCTGCAACTGACGAGAGAGCCATTATCAAGTCTGACTCTGGGGGTGTCCGAGATGGCTTTAACTATTATTTCAAGAATATGTCTGAGGTTTCCGACCCAGACAGCATTGTTAGTTTTAGTGCAGGCGATATTACCTTTGCCTCAACGGGAACTTATTTGATAGAAATATCTGGTAATTTCGTTGATAGTGATAGCACAAGCGGGGACTATTATCAAATTCACCTTACCTCATCCACATCCTCTACTACAAACTTGCTAGATGGAGATGGGCATACAACAGAAGGGGCAAATGATGGTGCTTCTCATTCATTTTCTCAAAGATACATAAGAACAGTAAGTGATGTATCAACTGACAAATTAGCAATTTACGCAGACCCAGCTAGTGGTGCTGCCTCAAACGCATGGAACGCCTTTGATGTTTACGTCATAATCACCAAACTCACTTAATGTTATCGAGGTACGTTCAATCAATAATCAATGAACATGGAGTCCCGCCTAAAGTACAAAATATAGTGCGGTACTGCTTGTTGAAGGAAAATGGAAAAGTATTTGAAGACTGGGGCAAAGAGGTTATTGAGACAATGGTCACCTACCACATGGTCAAAAAGACCATTATTACAAAGTATGATGACAAAGGTGATATAATAGGTGTGTTGATGTGGTATGTCTGCGACAACAACGATGGATGGGAATTTGTAAAAAACTGGGAGGAAGACAAAGAGGACGGAGACACTATATTTTTAGCATTTTTATTTTCTGATGGCATAGAAGTAGTAAAGGAAATGGTGCTAGATATTATTCGGCAAGAGCCAGACATTTTAACCAAAAAAATTATAGGTATTCGACAAAGAAATGGTACACCAACTAGGGTTGAATATACATTGAAATTATTTAACAAGATATTAAAGAGTCATGGGTAAAGGTAGCACAAAAATAGAACGACCAGAGCCAGTAGATGTCTATCAATCAACAGTTGACTATGCTAGAGCAGTAAGAGATGCCCTACCCGACATCTTAGCAACTGAGCAAGCTGGCAGACCAGAGTTTGCGAAACTAGAACTAGCAGACATTGAGACTGGGTTGTTTGGTGCAGACGGACAAGCTGGAATATTAGAACTCCGCAAAAGAGCTGGAGAAGATTTAGCTGACGAAAACATTCGTCAAAAGGAGAGGGAGCTGGGACTCATTGACCAATTTGGTTCAGATGTTTCCGCATCTCTTCGTGGTTTGGCAGACAGGGATGCTGATGAAATAGCAAGACTGCAAGCAGAACAAGCTAAACAGCTATTTAAAGAAGCCCAAGGCGAACTATCCCCAGAACGACAACGTGCAGCCGACCAAGCAGCAAGGATGTCGGGATTTGCTAGGGGGCGTGGTAGAGATATGTCTGTTGACGCTTCCGCTCTTTTGGGCAGAGAAGATGTTCGTGCAAACCTTCGGGCACAAGCTCAGAGAGCAGGACAGCTTGGTTTTACTCAAGCTCAGACTGTTGCTGGTGACCCACTACAATTTTTATTTGGTAGTCCTTCACAGGCTTTACGATTTGGTTCAGACGCATATCGTGAGGGCTTCCAGTTTGGTCAAGTTGAACAAGGACCGCAATTATTTGACCCCGACACGGGGACTAATCTTGCTCTTCAGCAAAGGTCACAAGATGTCAGCTTACTGGGTGCACAAGCACAAGCTGACGCATCACGAAGTGCTGGCTTAATGGGAGCAATCGGAACAATTGGTGGTGGTGCACTAGGTGGAACCTTTGGTGCTAAACTAGGTGGTTCATTATTTGGTAGCTAATAGGATTTTATTATGGCAAGAATTGGAA